TGACATTTAGTTCACTTGTGATGACAGATAGGTAGATATTGTTAGGATGAAGCTGCTTACTAGTGCAATCATTGTGTCCTCCTATGCTATATGATTGTTTGCCCACTAGTAAGTAGCACTAATTAATAGGGGATAATAGGGAGGGTTATCCCCCTTTTTATGGAGATCAATATGGACAAACATTTAGAACAAAGACGTAAAGGATATCTATCATACTTCAAAGATGGAGTAGCTGATGGATTAATCTATGGTGAGATAGATGAAACAAAAAGGTTTTCAACTTACTATAAACAAGGTTATGATTATGGCTTGGCTTTATTTGAAGAGCAGCAAAATCAACCAACTGATATAATTTATGAAACATGGGAGAAAGAACTTGGAAGAAAGATTTGAAGATGTACCAGTAGAACTATCAGAGCAAGATAGATTTGGTGCTGTAAAAATAAATAGTTATATGGATTTCTTTTTGAATGTGAGATTCATGCCTGACAAAGATGATATGAAACAACCTGCAGGTATGACAGCAAACAATAGAAACTATAGGAACGTATGACACCTGAGCAAAGGTATCAGTACAACAAAATAATAGACACACTAATTAAACAAAGAAAAGAACGTGGCCTTACCATAGAAAAACTAGCTATGGAAATAGGTACTGATACCAAAACTCTTGGCGATTGGGAGAGAAAAAATAAAGAGCCAAGACTATTTAACTTGCTATGTTGGTGCGAATCATTGCAAGTTTATTTAACTGTAACATTAAATGATGGAGAGTTTTAATGGATTCAATATTTACACGTACTGATTTGATTGCGATAAATGTTGCAATGAAATTTATACAAGAAAGCTTTTATACTAATGAAGAAGACCGGCATACTGATACATACAAGACATTAAAATCTATAATGAAGAAATGTAAAGATGCCCTCGAAGAGTAAGATCAAGGGTAATTACCATGAGAATTGGTTTGTAAAATTATTTACATCATGGAAGTATCCTGTAAAAAAAGTGCCACTATCAGGTAGTCTTGGTGGTGAACATACTGGTGACATCAAACTAGTAATCAATGGCAAAGAATATGTCGTTGAGATTAAGTATAGATCTGTTGATGGCTTTCCTAATCCTTTCAAAGTATTAGAGAATAGAGATCTTGCTATATACAAACGTAAAACTGGTGAGCCTAAATGGATAGCGATCATACCAGATAAAATATTTAAGGAGGTTATTAAATGATATGCGTAATATGTCATAAAGATATTGAGCCTGATCGTGATAAAGATGGCAATATATATTGGACTGAAGGTAATAATGCACAACCAGTAGGTGAGGGTAGGTGCTGTAACAAGTGCAACATTGATATTGTTTTGCCTATGAGATATGCAGAAGTTGATATCAAATTATCGGAGAGCAAATGAAATACTTAACTGAAGCTTGGCAACCAAGCAACGATCTATGTGAACAAATCAAGGAGGTAAATCACAATGAAGAAACTAAGTACTTTAAATACTTCAATATCCGTAACCAAGTCAGAAGAGATGACTGGGATAATGAGTATAAAAAATGGTGTGCAAGATCAAAGACTCGCAGACTTAGTACTAACACAGCAAAAAGAAATCACACCAAGCAAAGCAACAACACTAACAGTTTCTTTGCTAGAGTCCATGCTGAACTGCAAAATAGATGAAGAGGTAACATCTGAATACGATTTCAAAAGATGGACACTGCCACGTGGTAACATATTCAGTGGTACTATTGAAGAACAAAAAGAGCAGCAGAAAAAAACTATTGGCTTGATGAAAAAGCTAATGGTATGTGCTGACCAATCTACTATTGAGAACTGGATTATGGAAGTCTTGGTGTGTACTACTGCACAAGCAAGACTTACTGAATCAGACTTGGCTTTGAAGTGCAGGGTGTATGCCAGTAAGATGGCACATATTCCTGCTGACATACTCAAAGCAGCTTGTGATCAGATATGTATGACAAGTACATTCTTTCCATCACTTGCTGAGTTTATTAAATATACTAGTGTATCTTATGATAGACGAATCAAATTAGTAGATGCAGTACTAAGTAAAGTAGCTACTTACTCAGATAAAAATGATCATAAAAAATATTTAAGTGCTTGATTTATTTGATAAAATAGATTAGGCTGATAGCAACTAACTATATAACGTGGAGGTTAATATGACAGTTAGCACGATCAATCCTACCCTATCGCCACACATTGAAGACTACATTCGAGGGTCTGATATGATAAAGATTATGACTGGTGAATGGAATGAATTGTGGAGAATCAAAAAAGGTTTGCAAGGCAGACCTGATTTATCACACCAGTTCAATGTACAACTTGGACTAGCTACAGAAGATTTTAATATAAAATGGGCTGAAGATAATTACTATCTTAAATTTAACAAACAAGCTGCACGACAAATGCAGTATGGCTTAATTAAACTTAGAGGCACACTTGATGGATTCTCAGGTACTAATGCTGATGATGAAGTTGAGTTTATTGGTATCGAGTGCAAGCATACATACTCCTACAATACTATGGATAAGATGCTTGAATATTATATGCCACAGTTACAGTTCTACATATGGATTGCTAAACTAGAGAAGATGATATTCTCTGTTATCTTTGGTAATCAATGGAAAGCAGTAGAGGTATATCCATCTGAAGAATATTTAGAACTAATGAAAGAAAATATAAGAATGTTTTGGGATCACATTGTCCATAACTCAGAGCCTGATGACAGTAATTATCACAATGATGTACTTAAACGTAATGCATCTGCATACATTGATAGTGTGCCTATCAACAAGATGACTGCACGTGATGCATCAAAAAGCAATAGCTTTACAGAATACACACAACAGTATTTGCAACATGAAGATGCTGCAAAATCTTTTGAGGTAGCAAGGAAAGCCTTGAGAGAAGAAATCAGACCAAATGAAAGGGAGGTATATAATGATCTGATTTCAGTTAAGAGAGACAAACGTGGATCGGTACGTATAACAAAGAAAGGGTAAGCCGATCAATACTTACCCTTTCGTATCTATAACATTTTGGAGGTCAACATGATAGATACTAAAACTACTAACAAAAAACAAGACTCAAGTAAAGCATATAACTTGAAGACTGCTATGCATGAGTTTCAAAAACTATCCATCAGTGCAAGTAAAGATGGTAAAAACCCACACTTTCAAAGTAACTATGCTACTTTAGAAGCTGTAATACAAGCAGTGAATCAAGGTAATCAGTTTGGTTTATACTTTACACAAGAGATTACATATGTCTTTCATGCAGAACACGCAGTACCAGTACCTGCAGTACGTACTACTGTACATCAAATCAATGATGACAATACATACGTATCTGAGTGTCCAATCATACTGCAACCTGCCTCACTACAGAACCCACAAAAACTGGGAGCAGCGATAACGTACTTAAAGAGATACACTTTGCAGAGTGTGTACGGATTACCATCTGAAGATGACGATGGTAACTTGGCAAGCAAGCCTTCAATCAAAACTGGAAACAGTAAATCATCACAAGGAGAACATGACGATGGATTATGATAACACAGATAGAGGTAGCCTATTCAAACCACGAGCAGATGAAAGTCTGCTTGTGCAAGGCAAGATGGATAGCAATCGTAATGAGTACAGAGTAGTAATCATTAAGTCTTCATTGCCTGATGGCAAAATTGCTAGAGATGTCTACCAAAAAGTAGGTACTATGTACGAGAATGAAAAGACAAATGAGAAAGCACCTGACTTTTCTGGGCCAGTACAATTCAATGGTGAACAGAAACGTAGGATAGCAGCTTGGAAAACTGTATCCAAAGATGGTGCAACCAAGTTCTTATCTTGTCGTGTTGGTGACTCAACACCACGTACAGATGGATTCAGTAATGATCAAACAACCGACGTTCATATAGATGATGATGTCGAGATACCATTTTAGGAGGTAAATATGATAGGCAAAGCAAGAAACACAGACCCAAGAACTTCGCATGAAGCTGCACAGAGCATGGACACTAACAGACTTGAACGTATCGTACTCAATGCCATCAAAGCACATGGCAAGAATGGTGCTACCCACGACGAGGTATGGGATTATCTGCACCAAAGCAATGATAATCCCAGATACCGAGAAGGTAGCATCACACCAAGATACAAACAGCTAGAGATGAAAGGTCACATCTACACAAACGGCACCACCAGAAAAGGTAGAGCAGGTCGTGGGCAACTAGTTAGGTATTTAAATGTACACAAACAAGAAGATTTTAAAGCTGAAAATATACATGATGCTATAATTTCAGACCAAGATTACGAAGATGGTGTACAAAACCTAGCTGAAGAGGAAGCTTGGAAGAGACACGAGCAATATTTAAAAAGTATAGGAAAAAAGTCTTGATTTAAGAGCCGTACAGTAGGGGTAACGCACCCCTGCTGTATGATTGTAACCAAATTAATACTTTATGTCTGTACGTTTTGCATACGCTGAATGAGCCTATGTGCCCTATTTGGCACTTGCTGACACCACTTTGAGTTAGTCATTTCGTATGCAGCCTCAAACCAATCACGTTGATCGACTGCTTTTTTCATGTTTTTAAATTGACTTAGCCTTGGTCTGCCCATATTGAACATCATATTGGCAATGATATGTTGTACATCTACTGGTAGTACATCAAAATCATCATAAAGTTTTTTACATTCTTCTATTGTTACGTGTATATCCTGCTTCAATAACTGTTGCACTCGTTCTTCAGATACAGGAGTACCCACAGGCTTTTCATATTCTTCATCCCATTCAGTAATTAAATGACCAACACCTACAGTAGGTAGACCTAAGTGATCAAGATAGACTTCATGCTTTACACCTTCATCTACTGTGATCTCTTTTACAAACTCCTCCATATTCATTTCGTTAACCCCTTTTGTTTTTCATATGTACGTAAGCCACCTAATCCTAACATACCCATCAACACTGTCATCAATGAACCCATGTCAAAAGTAGGTAACTCAGGTATAACAATTCCTATATATGCACACAAGAATATTGTTATTGGTGCTAGTACAAAGTGCCAACAGAGTGCTACACCACAAGTCCAACCGATAAATGGCCTCCATCCTGCCACAAAAATAGACTTGTGTTGTGCCTCTGCTTTATTAATTTCAAGCTGACCTTTAGCTAGTTCTTGTGCGTGCTTCTCAGCCATAGTCGCTATCTCATGTGCCAACTTATTCTTGGCATCTTTATCTTCTATAAACTTGCCAACTAAATTGGTAACTGGCCCTATCAATGCTGTTAACATTACTTCTGCTCCTTATGTTCATGACCCATCCATATACCAAAGACACCTGTCATCACACCCATGACCACAGATACAAATGCTGATTGTGCTGCTGTTGGTGCATCTAAATCCATGAACCATTCAGCACATCTCCATGACATGACTGTACTAGCAAGCATCATACATCTTGGTAGTATCTTCCATTTAAGAAACTGTTCTACTGTAACCATTAGTATACCCTCACTTTATCAGTATCCACAAATGGTACGAGCTTACATATACACTCATATGTTTGTGGCTTATCGTCTTTCATAAAAGTTTGTTGATTAAGTTTGTCTTTGTAATCTATGCAATGATTTACGTTTTGGAAGTAAATACCACCAGTAGCAATACCATTCATTGTGCAAGCAAGTAAGAAAGCTGTCATATGATACCTTTCTTTTTGGCTATGATTGCCAGTATAGTGACTACACCTGACAACATGGCTGTAATTAGTATAGCTAGTATTACCTTTAATGCTATCTCTTTGATCTTCTCTCTACGTTTCTCTGCATCTATCTTAGCTTGCCTTCTCTTCTTACGAGCTTCTGCACAGAAAGAAACATAGTCATTGTACAAACCTGCTCTGCCATATAGCTGCATGAACTCTCTAAGCTGATCGTTCTTGACTCTGATCTCTTCCAAAGCCATAAACTCTTCTAGGTCATTGTCTGTTTTACCTAGAAAGTTAGTCCAGATACTGTTCTTTTTCTTATGTAAATCTTGTTTGAGTTGTTCTTCTGCACCTACAAGAGTAGCGATTTGAGAACCCACACTACTTATTTCTTTACCATTTTGAATGGTTTGTTTGATGATTGCAAATGCACTATTAGCTGCCACTAGCATTTCAAGCATAGTGTCACCTCAGTAATAAACCTGCCATCATAACAATCATAGTACCTGCTGTACCAATCATAATATGTTCTATGCGTTTGATGCGAAGTATAGTTTCTTTCCATCTCTCAGCACATACTGCTTCATGTGTATCTATCTGTGCTTTTACTTCTGATGCCTTGACCATTACCCAGCAATCTCCATAAGTGTAATTGTTGAGGTTGTTCCACCTAATCCAACAGATGCTGTTGCATTATTTTGTGTAGATTTAAATTGACACTTATATGTTGTTGCTGATGTTGTGGCAGGAGAGTCAAGATATGAACAACTAACAGTGCCAAGAGCATCACCTGTTGTTAAACTGTTACCTCCTCTACCACCCATACTAGCTATTATTTGTGTTGAATCTCTTAAAAGATTTATATCTAATTCTGTTCCAGTATTAGTATCTGTAAAACAAGAGCTAATTTGTGCAATTACAAGAACTTTGCTTGATGATGATGTTGGAGTGATTGTTGCCGTTAATCCAGTGTCAGCAAAGGTGCTTGAAGAGCTATTCTTTTGACCACTATACGTTCCACCAATTACTTGCAAAACACTACCAGTAGGCATACTTGATGAGTTTAATTTTGTTAATGCCATGCTATGCTCCTATCAATTTAAATCCCATGAAAGCTGAATCACCAGACACATAAGCATTACCACTTGCATTGCCATCTTTATTGTAAACAGTAATCTCTACTGTATCTGCTACAGATAAATTTAAGATAGTTGAGCATTGATTCGTATATGATGAAATATTATATCCACTAGATTTTGTAAAATCATTTGAAACCATTGTACTATTTGAACCATTTTTTCTAAATTGTATAAATGCTCGTTCACCATCATTACCTACACCAGAAAAGTTTGATGTTATGCTTGCATTAAAAAAGTAAACCCCAGCTTTCCCACTAGGAACAGTAAAGGTTGTCCCATCAAAAGCACTGTCAGTATCTATTTCATCATTAGTAAAACCTGTAACTATTGTAGTTGTATTTCTAGTAATCGTTTGTGTTGATGCTTTTTTTCCATAAAAATATGGAGTGTTAGTTTGTGAATTAGCTGATGGTAATACACCAGTTACTTTGCTTGTTAAATCAATAGTACTATCAGCAATCTTTGCATTAGTTACTGCACCAGTGCCAAGTTTATTTACTGTCACACTGCCATCAGTAGGTGTAGATATTGTGCCAACATTACCAAACACTCTTACAAAGTCTATGACATCACTGCTAGATAATGTAGCACCTACAGTTAGAGTAGAACCACTAAGGCTCATTGTGCTACTGCCTTGTATAACTCCGTTGATAGATACTAAAAGATTATTAACACTCTCTGGATAATAGTTTGCTCCATTGAGTTGTAGTGTATAGTCTGCTGTTGCACTAGCTGTAAGGCTGTCTAGCTCCAAGAAAGCACCAGTTGTAGGTTGTTGTCCTATGTATGGCATTATTCAGCCTCCTGTATTGTGTTGCCTTCAGCTACCCATTCTTGGATTGCTTGGTAGTGTCTGTTAGCAGTGTCTATTGGTACAAACATTTCTTGACCATCTATTGTAACTAAAATTGAAGTGTTATTGGCATCTATATATCTTGCATTACTTATATTCATTTCACTCATTCTTTGCTCCTATAGCTCTGCATCTGCTGTCCAACCACCAAAAACACCCCATATTGTGCTTCCAGTAACTTGATTATTAATACCTATCATTTGTTCTGTTTGTGCAGTAAACATTAGATTTTGATGAAAAGATAAAACATTATCTGATGTTGGTGATGAACCACCAGAAGCAATATATCCAAGATAACCACTACTATTTCCGTATCTTACTACTGTTGGCTTAACTCTCATTCTTACTGGTAAATATATAGGACAATTCCCAGCAGCAGTTCCTCCCCACTGCACACAATTACCTAAAGGTTCTGAAAAAGAACTAAAAGAAGTACTATCAGAACCATTAGAGGGAGCAATACTATACTGCCCAGCTTTTTGAAAAAACCTCTGACACAAAATATGCTCTTCCCCAAATGACCTATGCTCAAATGGTGTGGCTTGTTCGCCTACTTCTAGTTGGATGCCAGTGATTTGCCAAGTGGCGTTAGCTGTAGTCATAAAACCTGTAGACTGCTCTACACGTTCTGAACCAGTATTGGCTTGCCAAGTTGTTGATTGAGTTCCACTTGTATATTCAGAACCTGCATCTAACCAGAACTGCAAACGCATACTTTTATTTGCGTCATTATCTAAACTACCAGAAGTATCACCATCAAACGTAATTGTTTTATATTCCCAAGTATCTGCACTGGTAATCGTATATTTCTGTCCGTGGACTCTTGTGTTGTCTTGGTCAAACAACTCTAATGAGTATGTGCTTGCTACTGAAGATTTAACGTAAAATGATACAGTTACTTTCTCTGCATCACTTGTACCTTTTTTTAGTTGCTGTAAATCTTGACCTTCAAAGTTGTATTTGACTGTCATATTATCGCCAGAGCTTAAAGTTGTTTCTTCTGTTGTCACAGTAACTTTGTAAGAGTTTGAAAAACCGTTTGGAGCATCTGTGCTTTGTTCTACGTCATAAACTAATTCAGAACCAGATGAACCAGACTCAAATCTGTCCAAAGTGTAATCAGCGTTAGAAACACCTGTAAAGCTCGTACCCCTCTGAGCCACTTGCATTGCACCATTGATGATAAGGTTACGTCTACCATGAATAGCAGTGTCAGCCATTGATGAGCTTTTTATTTTTGATAATGCCATTAGCTATTCTCCAATGCTGTAATTCTAGCTTCTAGTTCTTGTATGGTCTTCACGAGTAAAGGCACAAGCTTGCTTTGGTCTATGCCTTGATAGACAGGATTACCATCATCATCTACTTCATTGTGTGTGCCAGTAATAGCTTCAGGTACAACTGACTGCACCTCATGTGCTAAGAAGCCATCTACTGTAGTATCTGCATCTGCTATGAAGTTAAAACGTACTGGATTAAGTTGCTTCAGTCTAGTTGTTGCATCCCAATCTGCTGTTACGTTTTCTTTTAGTCTGTAGTCTGAGGAGGTGGCATATGTTGTTGAAGAGCTATTTACTGTAATCTTACCTTTTTCTACAGCATTATTTGTAAAAGATACTAGAGTTCCATCATTAGGTCTATTTACTATAAGAGCTTCAACACCTGAATTTGTATTGCTTGTTTCAATAAAAGCACCAACAATATTACCATCTACACTAAATTTATAATTGCTATTAATACTTGAAATTGCAATACCTACGTTGCCTGAGCTATCAATACGCATACGTTCTGCACTGTTGGTTTGAAAGGCTATATCAACAGGACCTGCCCTTCCAATGTTCAATACATTAGAAGAATCAATACCTATAAAAGCAGCACCTCCACCTGTGTTTGCAATTTGTATTTGATTATTATCAGCAGATGCTACGTCTAGTGCTACAGTAGGTGAACTAACATTTATGCCAACCCTATTGTTTGTGCTATCAACTTTTAGTGTTGATGTGTCTACAGTTAGGTCACCATCTATAGCTATGTTCGTATCTAGCTTTGCACTTGTTACACTGCCGTCTGGTGGTGTAGTAGTCTGTAAAGCTTTGCCTAAATATATAACATAGAAATCATCTGTACTAGCTACGTTGCCTGTCATAGTCAAAGCAGTACCACTAACTGTATAAGCTTCTGTAGGCTCTTGTCTTACATTGTTTACAAAGACTTCAATCTCATTAGCATTAGCTACTGCATGAGTAAGAGTATAACTTGCACCCCCATCACCAGTAATGTCTTGCTTTGCAAAGCTCGTAAAGTTTACTGATGGTTCGTTACCTACATATCCCATGTTTCACCTATGTGCTTATTGCATCTACAGCACTAACAATTACATCAAGTGATGTTGCTGTATCTGATACAAAATATAACCTATCACCTGATTCAACGACTATCTTTGACCCACCATCTATTAGCTCTAATGAACTATGTGCAGGTATTGTTACATCTTTAATTAGATAATAATTTAATGAACTAGCTGTTATATATGCTGAACAAGTAATCGCATTGGTTGTGATGTTTGTCATTCTGATTGAGATCAGACAGTCATAGCTATCAAAGTTACTACCATCAGGTATATCTGTGGCAGCAGTACCTATCTCTCTCATTTTATATTGTCTAAAATTTTGTGCCATATTTAACTCCTATAAGGCTATAGCCATTGCTACTGCAAAGCCTTGCCCTGCAAGTGTTGAGGTATCGGTTGCTGCATCTTGCCAACTCGATCCATTGTAAATCCTTAAAATATTACTAACTGTATTAAAGTATAAATCGCCAGTAGTTAAAGCATCTCCATCATTGTCTACTGTAGGATCGCTTGACTTAGCACCTAGATATGTATCATCAAAATTATCTACAGAAGCTGCTGCTAACTCAGCATAATACTTAGCTGAATACAAACCACCTGCTACTGGTGTTGATGTAGTATAAGAGCCACCACCACCTAATGCCCACTGTTTTGCAGAACCTACTGCTTGTGTTGATCCTATTGCATATTCTTTAGATGAATATTCTGTGCCATCTACTGTGCTGTCTGTATCAGTTGCCCATTGCTTTGCACTACCAGACCCTGCTGTATCAGTTACACCAGTACCACCAATCGCCCATGCCTTTGATGAATAGTTACTAGACTCTACTGCACCATCTGTTTTGATTGCATAGTTCTCTGCTTTTGTTGCATTTGTACTAGCATTTTGTATTGCAGTTAGATTATCTGTTACGTTTTGCAGATTAGTTGTTTCACCTGCTACTATAGTTACTTGACCTGATATTCCTGCGACTGTGGTTACATTAGAAGATATACCTGCTACTTCTTGAATTGCATCAGTAGCATCAGTGCCATCTTCAATATCAGCTAGTGTTGATATATCTGCTGTTATTGCAGCTAATGAACTAACATCAGCTATTGTAGGCCCTGCTTCAGCAGCACCAGTAGTAGCATTAAATCCTAAAACCTTACCAAGCCTGTCTGCCTTCAATGGTAAAGTAAGACTAACTGCTGAATCTGAATCTTGTAATCTTAATGCTCTTGAGTTTTCATCATCAGCATCAGTTATCATAGTAAGCAAAGTATCTAGCTCAGTATTTAACTTTGCTATTTCAAATGCACCTGATGAAGGGAAGTCTGTAGTACGTGCTAGTGGAACATCTCTGGTTATAATAACTGTACTACCACCTGTAGCTCCAGTTACAGTTGTTGTTACTGTACCTGTAGAGCCATCTCCACCACTAACAGTATATAATGTTGTGTTAGCAGTTGAAGCATCATATGTTCTTTCTACATTATCTACATATACATTTAAGTCTGTAGATCCATCAAAGAAAACAAACGGAACTGTAAATGATGTTTGCGTTACACCTTGATTAACTGTGTAACTTATTCGTGGTGTGTTGTCACTTAATGCTATAGTCATTAGAACCTAACCCTTAATTGTCTGTCAAACCCCTCATCCTCTAAATCCACTAAAACAGATGTTAACTCATTTACCATTTCTTTAATAAACCATAATCGCATAAATGGCAAATTTTTAATAACTTCACGAGATCCTTCGCCATACTTTCCTTCAATAGCAAAATCATACAATCCCCTATAAATATCTACTCCTATAGCAGGGCCTGCACCTCCTATAGATGTAAATGCATCTACATAATTTTGTTGTTGTGGAAACTTTGGTTGTAATAATCCCATTGAAATATCAGGCCCACCTAATGCCATACTTGTATTCATAGCTGTATAAAACAAATCACTATACATTGCCATAACACCTGAGGCATCTATAGATCTTGCTAACTTATCTTCCCATGACATATTATCCCATTTGTATTCCATAAATCTGCCACTAAATTCACTCTTAACAGATAACGATAAGTAACCAAGACCTACTGCAGTGGTAAATGCAGCAGCCCTATTCTTTGCTTGACCTGTTATCATAGCTGCAGTTATCTTATTTGCAGCGGCAAAACTATATGACCAGAATTGAAATGGCAATCCTGCTAAACCAGTTTCGATTCTGCTATAACCTCTAAATCTTTTGTCTGATTTCAAACCAAACTTGTTACCAATCCATTCTGGAATATATACTACACCATCAGCTATTATTGGTTTATCTGCAGGTGTACCCATAAGAATAGTATTCATAATACCATTATTTAATGCACCTCTAAATGTATCAAGTGTTTCTTCTGTTGCACCATTTTGTAACCACTTTTCAGTATTACCTAAATAAACCCCTGATCCATCAGGCTTTGTGTTTTCTATTACACCATCATCTACTAACTTTTTAATCTCAATAGCTTTTTGTTTATCTATATTATATCGTCTTAAATATTCTACATCTTGTGCTTTTGCTATACCTTTAGCATCTGCAATAGAAAACTGTATTAGTTCATGTGTTCTTATTGTTGAATCTAATTTCTTCATAAGATTAGTAGCAGGTGCTAATCCATTAAGTGCATAAAATACATTACGCACTTTACTCATAGTAATATCGTATTTATTTTGTGATAAAGGATTGTTTTGCAAATCCTCAACCAATCTCATATGAGTATCACCTTGAAGTATCTCTAATATTTCACCTGCTAACCTACCTTCTTTTGCGTTCATTTTAACACGTGAGTCAGCTATTAATCCTGTAAGGCCTTTCATAACATTGCCAAGATCATGTTCCATTAAAACTTTAGCCAAATCAGGCATTGTACTAAAACCTGCACTACCTAAATAATTAAGCTGTGCTAAATCCTTAAGCATATTAACAAATCGTTGATCCATTCTGTCAGGATTTCTTAACACTCTACCTGCAACCCTATCATACATATGCAAGAAATCTTTACGCACCTCATTGATTTTACCCATAGATGCACCTGAGTTAAACAAATCCATTTCCATATCAGCAACAACTTGATCTACAGATCTACCATCAAACTGTTTTGAAAACTCATATTTACCTGCAACTCTTTGTGTATATATTTTCATTACTTGCACAGGATTTCTAACTATATAATTAGCTACAAATTTATTAGGTATATCTAATGTTCTATGTCTAAAGTGTTTTGATTTACCATGTCCATAAAAAGCCACTGCATCATCAGTTGGATCACTTCTTTCCTTTATGATAGTATCAACTGTTTCTTTCACCCTTTTAGCTACACCATCTGGATCTCTTGCTCTCATTAGTTCTTCTGCAGTAAGAGCTTCTACTCTTTCTAAATTACCATCTTTATTTTTTCTTAATACTGTAGGATTATTTAAATACCACTCGTATAATATCTTTTCAAAATCTGATCTATTTGCTTTTATTGCTTGCACATCCCAGTATCTAGGAAAGAAGAACTCCTCATTATTAGGTGAAACTTTTGATAGTTTTGCTACTTCTAGGTTTTCTTTTAGTTGTTTTAAATCTTCTTGTATCTTTTTAATCTCAGGTATTACCCTGTCATTTTTGTAAATGTTTGTTCTATTCTGCTTAATGCCGGGAATTTTGTATTGCTCTAGCTCTTCTAATGTTTTGTTTAATCTTGCTAAATCTATATCTTCGCCTCGTGTAAAAGATATAAAGTCTTTTTCTAGGTCTTGTGCTTTTTTGATTATAACAGGATCAATTCCAGATTTATCCAATATATCCTTTAGTTTTGTTACGTAATTTTGAAGTCTTATATTTTCTTGTACTATTCTTTGAGATATATTTTGTGTAGTACCTATAAGTCCTTGATCTCTAAGTCTTTTTTCCCAAGTATTCATAAAGTCATCAACAATACTTTTTACTTGTTTATCAAGATCGCTAAGTGATTCTTGTTTTAATATTCGTGTATATGTATCTTCAAGCCATTCGTGATAACCTTTCTTTTGAAAATCATAATCAAGAATAACTCTATCTTTTCCAGTATGCTCTGCATATAACTTACGCAATTTGTCATGTGCTTGCACATATTCGCCATTACGTATAGCTGCTCTAGTAAATACAGACATACCTAATATGTCACCCATTTTATGTGCCACCTGTGTAAGACCTGCATCATTCGCTAACTTACTAAAGTTTCGTTTGATAGATAAAGGCAACTCACTTTGAAATACTTTTTTCATAGGTGTAACTAATGCTTTATAAACAAAATTATCTGTATACCAATTTGGTTGTAGCTTATACTTATCTATTGGCACACCATCTGCATCAAGTATAGCCTCATCTTCTGCTCTACGTGTAACAAGTTCAGTATTGACTTCACTTATTTTATTAATCATTTCTTGTTCTTGTTTAAGAACTGTATTTAAATTATTATTAACTGCAATTTGTTTATCTAATTTTTTGTTTTCTAATAATAATTGATTAACCCTTTCCTCACTTATTATTTCGCCTGCACCTTTTCTTTTATTTAATAAATCTTGTGTATTTTTATTAATTGTTTTTTGTGCATCTTCTACTTCTTTAATTTTGTTTTTGATTAGTTTAGTCTGCTTAGTGCTTAAAAAATAATCTTTTTCTTGTTTTTCAATTTTCTTTAAAAAATCAATTTGCTTTTGTGTAAGCCCAAGATTAAAGCCCTTTTCCCCTTTTGATTGTGCTATAAGATCATCTTTTATTTTTAATAAATCATTTGCATATTTATCTCTTGTAACTTTTATACCTTCTAAAAATTTAACAATATTCTTTGCTTTATCTGTTAAGTATTTGTTATCATTGACTAAATTATTTATAACTTGTTTTCTTTGTTTTAACTCTAATTTATTGTCAGCAAAGTTTGATCTAGTTTCAGCCTCTTCTTTTATACTTTTAAAAATAAGTGGATCTTTTTGCAGTGTTTCTTTTAGTGACTTTAGTTCCTCTAATGAATTTGGTAATTGTTTTTGTTCGGCAACAAGCTCTTCTTGTCCTGCTTTTGCCAAAGGTCTTTTTGTAACATCAGCATTTTCTCTAGCTTTATTAACAGATTGTATTGTATCAGCGAGTTCATTAAAGTCTTTAATTTCTTGCTCAATTTCTTTTATAGAGTTTCTAACTCTTAATTTGTTTACACCACTTAATGCACCACCTAATATAGCACCACCTATGGTTGCAATAGCAATATTACCTGCAACCTCTTCTGTTGTAGCAAGTGGATCAAAAGGAAACCTTGCAGCTTCAGCAACACCTGATATAACACCAACACCTGCTGCAGTACGATAAGCACCACCTAAAACAGTCTTACCTATTCCAACAAAAGGCAATGGTACTAAATTAATTGGATCAAATATACCTGCCACTATCTGCTGTCCAATACTTGCATTTGCTAATATTTTTCGTCTATTAATATTTTCTCTTAATTGTTGTTTCAAAACATTCATATGTTCTTGATTAACTGCATCTTTAAGATAATCATCATACTCTTCAAAACCTTTCATATCATCAAAAGGATTGTAGTTTTGATCTCGATCTTCTTCTGTATATTGTAGATTATTAAAGAAATCAATTATAGGAGAGTAAGCATAACCTATAGATGCACGATAGGTTTGGCCAAAGTCTACATCTATAGGTGCTTCAATTTCTGGTAGCATAGGTGTAGGTCTTGCTATATCTACTGCAATATCACGAGCCTGTACAAGATCCCTGTTAGGATTGTAATTATTTACGTTTGTATCAAATAGATTATATTGCATTATAAATCAGGATCAAAGTCAGGGTTTAGTGTTTCCATTAATTCATCTAAATCAAATGTAATTGGTATACCATCATTATCTTTTACTGGCTGCATACCACCTGTATTATCTTTATAGAAAGCATTATATCTTACCCTTGTCATATCAGGGCCATAAGGCTGTGGCTGTAAAAATACTGGTGTTCCAGTTTTGAGTTCCTCTCTACGTTTTGCTAGTAACTCTCTACCCTTTTTAGTTCTTATTTGTCTTTCAAAATCAACAGCATTTGGTGTGTAATTTAAAATAAACTTACTGGGTAATTCTGTTTCTTTTCTAGGTACTTTTGCATTACTTAATATATTTTGAATATAATGCCTTGCCTGACTTCTCATAATGTCATCAGGTATTGTTTTAATTAAAGAAAATTTACTCCTTGTTAAAACTCGACCACCACCAAAAGCATCTATAATTGTTCCCTCACCATCTGCATATATTGCATCTTGTACCATTTTAAAGTGATTATCTATTGTATTTTTATCTACACCTAAAGTTAAAAATATATCCATTGCAGGTTGTAATTCTTTAGCTTCTTGCAAATCAAATTTATATACAGCAAATAATAACTCAAATGAATTATCAACCTTATTATCTCCTGCAACAGAAGCAAAATTAGCTTTATATATTTCTGAATTTGTATCCATAGATTGCTGAGTCTGTATTAATTTTGTCATTAATTGACCACTATCTATGCCTGTCTGTCCTTGTCTAAGCTCTATTCCAAAAGCAGGTTGACCAATATATACCTGCATAGAAGCTGCAGCAGATAATAAATTGTATGTTTTTTTATCTAATACATCTACTAATCTATCTACAACACCACCTGACTTTCTAATTTTTGTATATTTATTAAAGTAATTTAGTGCTGTATTAACACCCATAGCACTAGCATTTCCATTAACTGCATTATTTACAACCCTTAAGAAAGAAGCAGGAAAGAAACCATTAGTCATAGCCTGATCTACTGCATTTGCCTTTTGATATTCTGCTGTACCTTCTTCAGCTTCAAGGCCTCTTTGAAAAGCACCTTGACCAAAATATGCATCATCAACTCCTAAACCTACATCTAGCTCTGATGCTTTCTTTGATGTATGTTTGCCTATGCCAGTAGATGCTTCATAAAGAGTTATATCTATATTTTTTCTAGCTTCAATATTCTGTTCTTGCTTTGATTCAGCTATTGCATCTTGTGTTAATACAGAACCATAACTTTTAAGATAGAAATCTGTATCACCCTCTGCTGAGGTTATTACTTTCTTAATTTGTTCTGCTACTTTTTTTTGTGGCTCTGTTAAACCTGCATCATTATCATTTCTAATAAAGTTTGCTAAATTTTCTTTTGCTGCAGATGTGCCAAATAAACCACTATTTCTTACTAATCTTTGACTTATTTTGTGTGTCATATTAGCTGTATTAACTAATATTTCTTTTTCAGTTAATTTGAATCCTACAGTTTCACCATCTATAGTTATGGTTTTAAATTCTTTTTGTGCAAATATATCTTTTGATAATTTATTTATTTTAGCTAAATCATTTTCACTTAGCTCTTCATTAGCAATAATATCATTTGCAATTTGTGTACCTTGATCGTTTATATTTTCACGTACATTTTGTTTATATAATAATGATTCTGATTTTTGTCCTACATCTCTTTCAAATTTATTTTCTTGTCTTTCTTCAAATCCTGCTATAGCTCTAGCATTACTTTCATCACCAGATACAATAGTTAATGATTCTGTTAATTCATCTAATGCATATTTATCTTGATTTTGTTTTTTTATTAATTCAAGAACATCTTTTTCATAATCAGATAAAAGCTCTTTGCCATTTGCATCTACAGTAGGTTCATTGTTTAGTAAATTTCTTCTTACTGCTCTTATAAATTTACCTTCTTTGCCTGATATTAAACCACGCATTAAACCTATTGTAGTACTTGCTTTTAGCTTTCTGTATGTTGCTCCATGAACTTTTGCATCTTGATTATTTTCAGTATAGTTAGAATCATTATCTTGTAATAATTTATCTACAATAAATTTAGATACATTTAGTTCATCTTGTACATTTTTTATTCCACCTATATCACCTTGAATATTAGAGTTTGCTCTTACACTATCAGCTATAGATGTTACATAATCATTATTACTTTGTGTTATTATAGATTGTTTATTTGTTGCAGCTATTTTAAGACTTTCTTTAAACTCTTCAGTAGACATATCATTAAAATGCTGAGAAGATATTTTAGCAATGTCTTGAGTAATTATACCTTCGTAATCACCTCCACCATACTTTTTTACACTGGTAATATACTCTCCCATACGAGTTTCAACATTTGTTTTAAACTCATTTGCTGATCTTGAATTACGTCTTATATTTAAAATTTCATTATTAATATCTACTCTTAATGCTTCACCATATCTCTGTCTTACTAATGGTTCTGCACTAGCACGTGCTATATCACTTAATGTAGAGTCTATATCTTTGAACTGTAGATTCCCTTCCGTATCACGAATATCTATTTTCATATTTCGTGCATAATCTTTACCAAACTTTTCTTGATCGGCAGTAGCTCTAGCAAATGCTGTTGTTGCAATGTCTTGTGCAACCCTAGCTAATACCTGTCCTGCTCTTTGCCCACCAGTATCTGTGCCAACAATGCCAACTGGTTTGTTTACAAATGATGTAGGTTTTGCTTTTAGAAACTGTACCATTACCTACCTAACCCCATTTGACTAGGAACAAAACCATAATTAGGCTGCCCTGTTGTGTTTGGCATCAAAGGCTGTGCTTTCATTGCACCACTAAACAATGTACCAAATGCTTGATATTGATATGCTCTTGACAAATTCCTGCCTTTTTCTGCAGCAATCGTTTGAGCAAGTGAAAGCCTAGAAACTTCATTTAATGTTTGTAAAAATTTTCTATCAGTTTCTGTACCAACTTCTTGTTTAGCTCTTTCTTGTATTGCATTGAAACTTCTATCTGTACCTGCATCTCTACCTGATACACCTGCCAATGCTCTATTTGTACCAAGAAATACCTGTAAGTTTTTCATACGTGCATTGTGATCTTGTAACGCAGCAAGTTGGGCACCTTCTATTTGTGCTTGCAGTTGTCTGCGTTGTAAAGCAGCTTCTCTTTTTGCAGCCTTAGCTGCACTTTGTGATCCAAAAAATCCTAATACTGATGAGCCTATAGCTAATGCTGTCATTGGTTCCATTAAAATGCCACCTCTACTATCATACCATTAATTTGAAGATCCAAAGGAAACGACTGAGATACTGTTACTCTTGGATCACGACTGTAACCTAACATCCTAAACTCTTCCTTGCCTGTAACTGCTGCCCTATCTAAACTCATATCATCTGTAACATTTCTAATAACAAGATCTCTAACAGTAGATGTATCTTTAGGGCCTCTTACACTTACTGCTGTTGTTTCAAATAAATCTAATACAACTTTAGGAATCTGTCTAGGTTCTCCTGTTAATGGGCCACCTTGTATAGCTGCATCAATAGGTAATGTTTTTATTGTAGGAGTAAAAGCATAGCCAATATAGGCTTGTGTAATACCACTCTTTACAGAAGATGCATCTATCTGACCACCTGATATTGTAAATTCACCAAGATAGTCATTGCCATTTGTAGCCTTTACTACTGCATTATTAGCAAAATGTGATGTTGTCAATCCAGTAAATACACTAGCTGTACCTGTAAAACTATCACAGAAGTCCATAGGCATATCGTCTTGGAACTCTTCTAAAAAATATTTAGTAGTGCCTGATCCATCATCTCTAGCTGCAACAACAAATAATCTTTCATGTACAGCACATATACTGTGCCATGTGCCTTGTGTATTCCACAAAGCCCATCCTGCTTTCTGATCTCCCCTTACAGAATAAAATACAGCTAATGTACCATCACTATTTACTAAGAAAGCATATGATTCACTTCTGTTTAACGCACCTTTAATAGATGTCATTTGTACTGGATCTACAATTAAATGAGGTGCAAGGCCTGATACAGCAACAGAAGTATAAGCTGCTTCTGCATCTGTAAATAGAAACTCTCTTAATGCACTACCAGTTTTCTGTATAAACAAAGTAGCACCATCAAATACACTTGGCTTTACATAAGAAGCACCATAAGGTGTTTGTCTACGTATCTGTGCATTAGAAGGTGTAACTGGTTTATCTACTGGTGCTTGTACAAATAACTCTGCACCTGTAGTAAATACCTGTAAATCTCTATTAGATACTAAATGCCTAATAGTAAATATCTCACCTACGTTTGCAGTCAAATCTAACGCATCATCATCTTCAGCATCACCTATGTCAAAGTTAAAGAACTGACCAGACTTACTACCCCATATACCATCAGGCTGAGATAATGTTCCACCAAACCATAATCTATTTTGATGAAATGTAACTGCTGCAGGATATCCTCTAAGTGCCGAATAACTTTGCTCTTGCCACTCAGATGTAGCTGCACCTGTAATAATTCTTGGCGAACCTCCACCTATAGCACTAGATGAAGCAGTATTCCCACAATCAAACTCATAACTATTCTCATCAATAACTGTTATAGTATGGGCACCATTAATATGACTATTTGTTATACCACCTAATGATCCTGCCCTTTCTACAGTTATAGATGCACCAGTAGCAAGACCATGTAAAGCATGAGTAACCTTAATAATACTAGAGTTTTCTATAGTTTCTAAAGAATCAATAGGTAACTGTACTCTTAATGTTCCTTTAATATCTGCTGTAACATTTTGTGCATCTGTATATGCAGTTATTCTACATCTTGTTTCACCAATCAGTAAATCAGTACCAACATGATCTGATGTAAAATAATCATCTGATGTCGTTAATGTTGCACCTGTTCCTGTTGTAGCACTAGAAGATATTGTTACACCTAATGGCTGAAATGGAAAGTATGGTTGATATATCTCATTACCATCCCTTGATTCATCAAAGTTAAATGTACTAACTGCAAATGTAGTTAATGATGTTCTTGTTAACATCCTAATCATAAAAGTTTGATGTGCTATAAACATTACATCACCTTGTTGAGCAAATGTAATCTCTTCAAGATAAGGTGCTGCAGTTGTATTTACTAACCAAGATTGTCCAGTAATAGACTGTATAGAAGATATATCACCTGTAGTAGGGCTGATTTGAAATATCTCTATCCTCGTATTACTAAATGCTATTATATATTTTTCATCATCTGAAAATATAAAAGGTTCTATTCTTACTGATTGTCTAAGGTCTGAAGAATGTGCAGGGTTACTACCAAAGTTTGCCCATCTCTTTGTACCAGTTCTTTTTTTTAAACCACCTTCTGATCTAATAAAAAAGTTTCTTACTTGTTCTGCTGCATTAGTATAAACCTTTGTATCGGTTCGAGATGTCAATGCAGGGCTTACCTCTCCAAACTGAAAGTTATTTAATGGCACTCTTACTCTAGCCATTTAACTTCTCCTAGTGGTTATAAACCTTGATGTTGATAGTCTTCTTGTTGTTTGTTGTTGTGAATCAAGATTTCTAGCTTTAGCCATAAGCTCTCTACCTTTAGCTTCCATTACCTGCATCAATCCATCATCTCTTGCTATGGCTGTTGCAAATATAGATGCCAATGCATACTCAACTGCTAAAGAAAAGTAACTAGGCCATGTATTTTCTAATGCTCTAAATGTATAGTCTGCTATCAAAGTATCTTGTGTTGTAGAATCTGAAAATACTTTGTCACCATACACAGTATATTCTATTAATCTATCATTTGTAGTAACACCATGTAACACTAAAAGGTCACTTGGTAATTGATGTGCAATATCAAATCTACCAGTAGGTACATCTGTTAATTGATTTAAGACTGCTTGCTCTGTAGCAAATCGCCATCTTGCTGATGAAAGTGTTGCTCTTACTGTATCTTCATACATATTAGAAGCAACTAAAGCCTCCGTACTTGCAGTATCAAAAGATGTTATAGGCTCTGATCCTATTAGAACTAATGCCCTTGATGCTATATCTATTGATGAGTTTGCTGCAGTACTTGTCATATAAGATAAGGGGGATTGCTCCCCCTTCCTTTACTTAGTCACTATCAGTAGCTGTTATCGCAACACCATTGAC